AGCCTATTGAGGTTTATGACATTGCTATGCATGCTGCAGATGCGGTTCTAGCAGGTGGTGTAAGACGTAGTGCGACTATCTGTTTATTCTCACCTGAAGATGAGGAAATGATTAATGCCAAAACAGGGAACTGGTTCATCGATAACCCTCAAAGGGGCCGAAGCAATAATTCAGCAGTTATCGTCAGATCCGAAATCACTAGAGAAGAGTTTAAAAAGATTATGGGTTCGATCAAAGAGTTCGGAGAGCCCGGATTTTTCTTTGTCGAAGACAGAGATATCACGACTAATCCTTGTGTTGAGATTGGTATGTATCCGCAGATTGATGGAGAATCAGGTTGGCAGGGATGTAACCTAACAGAGATCAATGGCGGTAAGTGTACAAGTCAAGATGAGTTCTTCAAGGCATGTCGGGCAGGAGCAATCTTAGGAACACTACAAGCAGGTTACACTGACTTCAAATATCTAACAGAAACAAGTAAGCGTATCTTTGAGCGTGAGGCACTGTTGGGCGTATCTGTAACTGGTTGGATGAACAATCCTGATGTGCTGTTTGATGAAGAAACTCAACGTCAAGGTGCAGAGATTGTCAAGTCAGTCAACAAAGAAGTTGCGGCATTGATTGGTATCAACCCTGCAGCACGTACTACTTGTGTCAAACCATCAGGTAACGCATCAGTTCTATTGGAAACTGCTTCTGGTATTCATGCAGAGCATAGTGCTCGTTACTTGCGTCACATTCAGTTAAACAAAGAAACTGAGGTAGGACAGTTGTTGGCAAAAACTAATCCATACATGGTTGAAGAGTCTGTATGGTCTGCTAATGGCACAGACTATTGTGTGGCATTTCCAATCATCACTCCTGAAGGGTCTTTATATCGTGAAGAGTTGTATGGTAAAGCATTACTTGAGAAAGTAAGAACTGTACAAAATAATTGGGTAGAAGCAGGTACGAATGTAGAGCTATGTGCAAACCCTAAGACACGTCACAACGTATCTAATACAGTGACAGTATTGCCTCATATGTGGAACGAAGTAGAGGACTATGTTTTTGAAAATCGTCACAACTTTGCAGGTATTAGTTTCTTGGCAGGTATGGGTGACAAAGACTTTGCACAAGCTCCTATGACAGAAGTGTTGACCGAAGATCAGATTGTTACTAAGTATGGCAAGGCTGCTTTGTTTGCATCAGGTCTGATTGTGGATACTCGTAAGCAAGGGTTTCGTGATCTATGGGAAGCAACACAGATTGCACAAACACCACCTGAGTATCAAGGGGAAGTTTCTGACCTACGTGCGGAATGGATTAGACGTTTCAACAAGTTTGCTGATAACTACTTTATGGGGGATCTTAAGGAAACTGAGTATTGCCTGAAAGATGTGTTCTTACTTCACAAGTGGGAAAAGGTACAACAGAACATTCAGTCTGTGGACTTCTCATCAGAACTAGATGAAAAGCGGTTTACTGAGATCGATACTATGGGTGCTATTGCATGTCAAGGGGGCGCATGTGAAATAACGTTCTAGGCTATATAATAGCAAACGAATATTAGGAGTAAACATGGAAGAAGAGTATTGGGCTGAGTGTGTCGCTTGCGAAACCGAAACGCAAGTGTTGGTGGTAGATAGCGAAGAGGTTCCGCAATACTGCCCAATGTGCGGATCTCCTATAGAGTTTGAAGTAGTAAACGATTAGTATAAATAGCCTTGCAACAGCAGGGCTATTTTTTTATGTGGTATTACAATGGTGAAGTGTTTGAAGAAACACCTGAAGAGTATCAGGGATTTGTATATGAAATCACTGAACTAGATACAGGAATGAGATATATCGGCAAGAAGTTTTTTTGGAAGCCAAAGAAGCTGCCTGTCACTAAAACACGCAAGAGAGCCATTAGGAGCCGCACTGAGAGCGATTGGCGTAAATACTATGGTAGCAGTACCGAAGTAAAAATGTTAGTAGAAACTAAAGGCGCAGAAAACTTTAACAGAGAGATCTTAAAACTTTGTAAGACAAAGGGGCTATGCTCTTACTATGAAATGAAATATCAGCTAGAGAGAGACGTTCTCCTTAAGCCTGATGAGTATTATAATGCATTTATTGGAGGGAAGATACACCGTAAACACATATTAGGGAAAGAATAAATGCAACACAATGAATATGACGTAGTAGTAATAAAAGTTCTAGATGGAGACACGATTGATGTTGATATCGATTTAGGATTTGGTGTTTGTCTTAAAGATGAACGAGTACGGATCATGGGCATCGATACACCTGAGTCACGTACATCAGATAGAGTGGAAGATCTATTCGGTGAGGCTGCAAAGGCTAGACTGAAAGAACTTATGAAAGATGGCGGCAAGCTAATCACCACAGAAAACAAGCATGGCGAAGACATGAAGGGTAAGTTTGGACGTATCCTTGGAGACTTTCGTGTGCCTGATGGACGTAAGGTTACTGATATCATGATCGAAGAAGGACACTGTGTTCCTTACTTTGGTGGGTCTAAAGAGGATACACAGGCTGCACATGAAGTGAACAGACAACGCCTACTAGCAGAAGGTATTGTATCTCAAGAAGATTATGAGGCAGCAATGAAGAAAATGAATAAAGAGTATTGACGAATCAGTAAAATAGTATATAATAAACTAAAGGTTTTTGAGACAGGATAGTATATGATATTAATTGATTATAATGCAGTAGCCATTGGTAGTATTATTCAACAGAAAGATGAGATGAATGAAGATCTTTTTCGTCATCTCATCTTGAATAATATTAGAATGTATAGAAATAAGTTTAAAGAGAACTATGGTGAAATAGTAGTATGTGGTGATGGTAGAAAGAACTGGCGTAAAGACTTCTTTCCCAACTACAAGTTTAAACGTGGTAGTAATAGAAAGAAAGATAACGTTGATTGGGATGAACTGTTTAGGATCATCTATCAGGTGTATGAAGAGATTGGGGAACACTTTCCATATAAAACTGTGTTGGTAGAAGAATGCGAAGCAGATGATGTTATTGCAACTCTTGTAGAAGAAACTCAGGAGTTTGGTAAGAACGAACCTATCATGATCGTATCATCAGATAAAGACTTTGCACAACTACAAAAGCATCCTAATGTTCAACAGTACTCTCCTTTGAAGAAATCATTTGTTGTAGAACGTAACCCTAGAAAACAGTTGTTAGAACTTATTTTAAAAGGTGACCAATCAGACGGTGTTCCTAATGTACTAAGTAATGATGATTGTTTTGTAGAGGGAATTCGACAAACACCTATGCGCCAAACTAGTATAGATAAACTTACAGAAGATATCAAAGCTATGGGTGATGAAGTATATAGGAACTATTGTCGCAATAAAAAACTTATTGATTTGGAAGAAACTCCTAGTTCAGTAAAATCTAAAATACTAAATAGTTTTGAAGAGCAAGACAAGTGGAACAACAGAGGTAAAGTCTTTCCCTACTTTGTAGAGAAACGTTGCCGAATGTTACTAGAGGATATAGAGGACTTCATTTAGTATGGTAAATAAGACCACATATAATGTACATGAGATTTTAGAACAAGTTTCTAAAGCTAAAAGTCGCACAGACAAAATAAACATCTTAAAATCAAATCAAAATAATTGGGCCATGAAAGACATATTGCGTGGCACTTTTGATGATTTAGTTACATGGAACTTGCCTAACGGCAAGCCACCATATGAACCTGCAGATGAGAGATCTACTCCATCTAATCTAATGAAACATAATAAAAAGTTTGCGTACTTCATTCCTAATGGACCAGGATCAAAAATGGCAGCAGTCAAGAGGGAAAAGATCTTTTTGGATATGCTAGAAACAGTACATCCAAAAGATGCAGAACTTCTTGTTGGCATGATCAATAAGAAAATGCCTGTCAAGGGCATTACAAAGAAACTGGTACAGGAGGCATTTCCAGATTTAATAGTTAAGTAATATGTAATACAGGAGAAGGTATGAGTAGAATCCAACTTGATAGACTGAGAAAAGATTTAGAAGAATTAAACCTATACATAAGTAAAGTAAAGGAAAAAGGTAAGATGGACCTAGTTTCAAAGTTAAATAAAAAAAGAGATTTTCTAGTGTCTAAGTTGGAAGCTGCATAAAAAGGTAAAGATTGGGGTTGCCAATCTGATTAAAAAAGGTTATAATGATGCCTACATACACAATGATAAACGTGTCTACAAGTGAAGAAAAAGAAATGATCTTATCTCTAGCAGAGCGAGAAGAGTTTCTGTCTAATGGTGAGTGGAAACAAAAGCTGATTACTCCTAAGTTTATTTCTCAGCATGGTTCCACTCACAATAAGGCAGGTGACGGTTGGAAAGATGTTTTGCGAAAAGTAAAATCTGGCGCAGGTAAAGAAAACAAGATAGACGTATAATATGACAAAACGTGTGAAGAGTTTGAACAACTCTATGACTGTTAGATTGGCTGATCTGTTACAGCACGATCCATTGACAGCAACTCAGGAAGCTGCTTATTCAGCATGGGATGATGGCGATAACTTAGTTCTTACAGGATCTGCAGGTACAGGTAAAACCTTTATGGCATTGTACCTTGCACTAGAGGATGTTTTAGAAGCACATCTATATGATAGATTAGTTATTATTAGATCTATGGTTCCAACAAGAGATATGGGGTTCTTACCCGGAACTAAAGAAGAAAAGGAAGATGCATTCACCTCTCCATATAAGAACATATGCCACGAGCTATTTGGAGATAAATCCTCATATAATAAAATGTTAACTTCAGGTCAAATATCTTTTGACTCGACTTCTTTTATTCGAGGAACCACCTACGACAACAGTGTTATAGTTGTGGACGAAATGCAGAACTTAAACTTTCATGAGTTGGATTCCGTAATCACACGTGTAGGGAAGAACAGTAAGATTATTTTCTGTGGTGATTACAAGCAGAGCGACTTTAAGTTTGATGATGAAAAGAATGGTATCATGAAGTTTTTACAGATTGTGGAACAGTTACGCAACTTCTCTATAGTGAACTTTGGATGGGAAGATATTGTGCGTTCTGATTTTGTAAGGGATTATATAATGACTAAAGAAATGCTAGGATACTAAGAGAGGTTAAAATGGCAAAATATTCTAGGTACGATCCACGTAATAAAAAACGTGATAATAATAAAATCAAGTCTCAAACAAAAGACTTACGGATACGTGAAGTATCGGGCAATGAAAATAAACAGATGCTAAATGAAGTAATGTTTGACGATGAGTATGATCATGACGAACTTGACAACCAACAACTCCAAGGATAATCTTCCAGATTTTGTTTACATTTTTTCTATAGATAATCATAAGGATTATTGGAAGCCTTTACTGTTAGAATCTATTGAGAAGATGAAAGAGAACAATAACATTCAGTTGAATGATGAAGGATATTATTATGATTTTGACATAAAAACCGCTCCTAGAACATATGGTAAACTTATGGATCATATAGTTCTCGATCCTATAAGCGAACTTGAACAAATGTTTGGCAACTATTGTAGAGCAAAAAATATCAATATGGAGAAGGGTGACAAAGACAACATATATTGGTTTCAACAATACCTACAAGGTTCAGGCTTTGGTTGGCATGGGCATAATGCTCATTG